AACGGCCATGGTGGCGAGAGCACGATCTACGTGGCGGGCGCGGACAACTACGACGCGCTGCGCGGTATGTACTTTGACGGCGTGGTGCTGGATGAAGTGGGCGATATTCGGCCCAGTGCTTGGTACACGGTGCTGCGTCCTGCGTTGTCTGACCGGCGCGGGTGGGCAATTTTCGCGGGGACTCCAAAGGGTAAGAATCTTTTTTGGAATCTGCGCGAAGAAGCGCGGATGAATCCTGGTACGCACATGCTGCTGGAGCTGCCCGCGAGCAAGACGGGGATTATTCACCCTGATGAATTGCGGGACGCGAAGGCGCAGATGACGCCCGAAGCGTTTGAGGTTGAGTATGAGTGTTCATTCGATGCTGCGATTCCCGGCGCGTATTACGCTAAAGCGATTGGTGAGGCGTATGAACAAGGGCGCGTGGCGAAGTTTCCTGTGGACAAGGAGCTACCGGTGCATCTGGTGGCGGATTTGGGTTACACAGACAGTTGTTCGTGGTGGGGCTGGCAGGAAAACCCGGACGGATACCGGATTGTTGAGTTTTACGAAGATGACAACCAGGCGATTGGTCACTACATCAACTGGGTAAAGACGAGGCCGTACAAGGTGGGGCAGGTGTGGTTGCCGCATGATGCTCGCGCCAAGAGTTTGCAGACGGGCAAGTCGATCATTGAGCAGTTTTTGCAGAATGGGATTCAGCCGAAGTTGGTTCCTGAGATGGGGTTACAGGACGGGATTGAGGCGGTGAGGTTGATTTTGCCGGACTGTTACTTTGACGAGGATGTGACGTATGACGGGCTGGATCATTTGCGGGCGTACATGCGGGAGTGGGATGAGAGGACGCAGACGTACCGGAATAAGCCCAAGCATGACCAGCACAGTCATGCGAGCGATTCGTTCAGGTATTTGGCACTTGCTGCGCGTAAAGCGGTGAGGAAATCGGAACGTGGTTCTAAAATCTCATCCAAGGCCAAAGGTGGGGCGCACTATGCGTTTGCTTTGGAAGATATTTGGGACACGGCTCCCGTTCAATCTGGAAGGATTGGGTAATGGACGCAGGAAAAATTACTAGCGTGACTGATTTCAAGGACACGCCTGCTGGGTTGGCTCAGCGGTGGAACACTGAAATCGACGCATCGAAGCAGGAACTGACCAACTTCCACAATGATGCCAAGCGCATTGTTCATCGTTACTTGGACAAGCGTGAGGACTTCGGGCGCGATCAGTCCCGCGTAAATTTGTTCTGGTCCACGATTCAAGTTCTGTTGTCGATGTTGTATGCCCGCCCGCCCCGCGCTGATGTGGCGCGTTCGTGGCAGGACTCCGAGGATGACCAGGCGCGTGTGGCGAGCACGATTTTGCAGCGCATCCTGAACAAGAGTTTTGATGACAACGTAAGTCCTTGGGATGCTAGCGTCAGAAACGGAATTGAGGACTGGCTGACGGTTGGCATGGGTCAGGTTTGGTTGCGTTATGAGGTTGAGACTGAAACCTACGAGATCCCGTCTGTTGTCGATCCGCTGACGGGAATGGAGCTGAGTCCCGCGACTGAAGCTGAGCGAATCATTCAAGAAGACGCGCCTTGTGACTATGTGTTTTGGGGCGATTTCTTTTGGTCGCCTGCGCGTACATGGCAGGAAGTGCGCTGGGTTGCTCGCCGCGTGTACATGACCAAGGATCAGTTGGTTGAGCGTTTTGGTGCTCAGATTGCGTCGATGGTTCCGCTGCAACGCACTGGCAACCGGGACAACAACACGCGCAATGACGCGCCTCAGTACGACCCTTGGAACAAGGGTGAAGTGTTTGAGATTTGGTGCAAAGAGTCGCGCAAGGTTTATTGGTACGCCAAGGGCGCCGAAGTGATTCTGGATGTGGTGGATGACCCGCTGCGTTTGGATGGATTTTTCCCGTGTCCCAAGCCTTTGATTGCCAACGTCACGACGACAAACTTTTTGCCGCGTGCTGATTACATCTTTGCGCAGGACCAGTTCAACGAGCTGGATGAAATCAACACTCGCATTACTTGGCTCACGCGGGCGGCTAAGGTCGCGGGCGTGTATGACAAGACGGCTGGTGACTCTGTTGGTCGGATGTTCTCGCAAGCGGCTGAAAACCAACTGATTCCCGTGGACAACTGGGCGATGTTTGCCGAGGCTGGTGGCGTGAAGGGCAAGATTGACTTTGCGCCCATTGATCAGGTGGTCAACTGTATCAACCAGTTGCGCGTGTATCGTCAGGACAAGGTTCAGCAGATTTACGAGGTGCTGGGCATCTCCGACATCATGCGCGGGAATACGCGGGCGAGCGAGACTGCGGCTGCTCAGCAGATCAAAGCGCAGTTTGGTTCTACTCGCGTGCAGTTGAAGCAGTTTTTCATTGCCGAGTGGATCACTGATGCTTTGCGCATCAAGGCTGAAATTATCAGCAAGCACTGGCAACCTGACACGATCATTCAGCGCAGCAACATTTTGCGCACGCCTGATGTTCAGTTTGCTCAAGCTGGCGTGGAGCTGATTAAAAACGAGGAAATGGCCGAGTATCGAATCAGCGTTGAAGCTGACTCGATGGCTGCGCTTGACTGGGCGGCTGAGCGCGATGCGGCTGTGCAGTTCATGCAAGGTCTTGGCGCGTTCATCTCCCAAGTTGCGCCGATGGCTCAGCAGGTTCCAGAGGCTGGTCCGTATTTGCTGCGCATGATGCAGTGGGCGGTTGCCAAGTTCCGCGTGAGTACGGAGATTGAGTCGATCCTTGACCAAGCGATTGAAGGCATGCAGCAGAAACTGCAAACGCCTCCGCAACCTCCGCAGCCGACTATCGATCAGCAGATCGAACTCAAGAAGATTGAGAGCCAGCAGCAGATTGCGATCATGGAATCGCAGACTGACAAAGAGATTGCTGCGCTCAAGGGATCGATTGAGATGCAAAAGGCTGAGATGCAGGCTCGCATGGATCAGATGCAGCAGCAGTTTGAAAACATCCGTGAGATGTTGCAACTGAACCCCGAGGCTGGCAGCAAGATTGGTGACTTGCTGGACAACATGCACATGATTGCCTCTGGCGCGTTGAACACGCAAATTCAGACGCAACAACAACTGTCGCAAGTCATGGACGCACTCAATCGCAAGAAACGTCGAGTGCCGATTCGTGACGCCAATGGCGACATCGTTGAGGTGCGCGAAGTGGATGAGGCGCCGATGGAGCCTGGTGCCCAGGCCGCGTTGGCGGGTGGTGCGCCTCTGCCTCCGGCGGTCACTCCGCAAGTCTCTGCACGTCCCAATTTTTGATAGGAGAAAAACATGGCTGTTATTTATTCAACCGCAGCAAAGAACGCACGCCTTGAAGGCGTTGTGAACACGATTGATGCGGGATCCGGTCCTGGCGTGCTTCAAATTGGCACGACCGGCATGGGCACTGTGCTCGCGTCTATCACTCTGGCCGATCCTTGCGGCACCGTGTCTGGTGGCGTGCTGACGTTTTCGGGTTTTCCTCGCTCTGACACCAGCGCAGATGCCAACGGTACTGCTGCGGCTGCTCGCATCCGCGACAGCAACGGAAACGATGTCATTACCGGCTTGACCGTGGGTTTGGTGGGCTCTGGCGCGGACATCATTTTTGAGTCGGTGAGTTTCAACGTGGGCGAGATCATCACGCTCAACAGCGCAACCATTACCGCTAACTGAGGATAGATCGTGGCTCTGTGGGGCACTGGCGTATGGGACACAGCCAAATGGACCGAGCAAGTCGGTGTCATGGCTGCGACCGAAACTGGGGTCGATGTCTTTTCCGCAGAGGGCGATGTGGTGGTGGCTGGCACGATGGCCGCCACCGAATCAACCACTGACACATTTGCTGCCAACGGAACGGTCACGATTGCGGGCACCATGGCCGCAGTCGAGACTGGTGTTGATGTCTTTGCTGCTGAAGGTGATGTGCAGGTGGTTGGTCTTATGGCTGCTACCGAAAGCACGACAGACACGTTTGCGGCAGAGGGTGACGTCAACCTGAATGGCGTGATGGCGGCCACTGAAACGGGCGTTGACACGTTTAGCGCGGACGGCGATGTCGAGTTGGCTGGCGTCATGGCTGCTGTCGAGACAGGC